AATAGTGTATTTAAGGACAAAATGAGGGCTTGACATGGAGTACTATTCATTCACTTTCCTTTGTGCATCTTTATATGTAGACATATACAAATCGTTGATAAGTCCGCATATTTCAGAAGTTCAAAAGGTTTGTGGGCTGAATGGCAATTCATGTAATCCTTTCATTTTTCCTAATAATGGGTAAGGGGGTGTTAGTAGTTACACCGCTATAGAGTGCATAATATATACCTCATGCTCACTGTCTGACTAATAAATCCATTTTATCAAAGCATAGTATCTCAATAAGATGGATTTTCTAAAATTAAAGAGAGGGGAATAATAGTAGGTATTCTATCTATATGCCCAAATAAGTACTGTGTTTTTTATTTTGATTTAGAACAGTTTGGCTTAGTTCTTTTCCAATAAATGTACTATATTTGTGTGTTAGATATTAAATGAATTCTTATTACATAAGGGAAAGCAATAAATGAAACTAACAGACAAAAGATTGTGGTGGTTTGAAGGCATAATGTTAATATGCGGTATCTTATCTTCATATTTGTATGCTTTGAATTTTGGTATATGTATTTCACAAATACCAAGCATTGTTGTATTCTATACATTAAGTTGTTTACTAGGTAGTATAATAGCTTGGAAAGTTTATAAAAATAATGGTGTTTGGAAACTGCTCTGTTACGTTTTCTTGTTCTCCACCATTATATATTGTACTATCGACATGATACTAAGAGTTGTATATCCCAATCCCTATGGAAATTTATTTATGTTATTTGCAAACGGACTTCTTTATTGGTGCTTGTGTTCCATATTTCCAATAATTATTCTTGTATTTGGGGCTAAAAGAATCTTAAGGCTATGAAACTAACTGATAAAAATATCTGGAAGTATGAGGGTATAATATTACTTTGTTGTATAATTGCGATGTTACTTCATCCTCTTTCATTCATGGAAATTACTTGGCTGATAGAGGGTTCTGTTATTCCAACCTATCTATGCTCATACTTATTGGGTAGTATTATTGCATGGTTATTTTACAAAGGTAATAAGGGGGGAAAAACGAAGCGTGTCAATATGTGGTCAGCCTGAAAAAGCTTGATTGCTTTGGTTTTCAAAGTGTTATGGTAGAGTAGGGGAGAGTACTCTGGAAAAACGAAGCGTTTACATCGCTTTACATTGGGCTTACAATTGAGCTCTGTTTGAACGCCGTTCAAATGAAATGCTTTACATTGAAGGTAGGATAGGGGAGAAATTGGACATCGTGCAGTCAATTTACTCTTCGATTTGTTTCTGATTGGCTCTCATGTATAAAGGTAGGCAAAAAGATCGGTTTGTGCAAATAGAGTAGGGGGAGTGCATAGTACTCTCTCCTATTTTTTTATTAAAATTATTCCATATAGATGATATTTGGTATATTTGCAGCAAAATAAATGCAATATACTATGACTAAAGTTATCCATGTACACCTGATTTATGAGAAAAAGAACCTCTATTTCGGCAGCATTTCCGCCATATTTGATACTTTGACGGAGAGTGAGGTCGGTATCACCAAGAGCAGTCTGTTACATGCCGGTTTGACCGATGGAGCCGTAAAATACACGAAACGTGCGATGATTATCCAGTCGCACTTGATAAAGACTACCAGAAAGGTCTAAAACGGCCTTAGAACGTCTATAAAGCCGCTTTTTGCGGCTTTTTTTGTGTCTTTTGGGTGGTATCCTTTTCAAGTAGTACATCTGAAAGAATCTGTTACTCATTTGAACGGTTTGAACGGGTGGAAAAATGGAAAGGGTTTACACTTGGGTTTACAACTTGGGTTTACATTTTTCCCGTTACAAAAACGAAACGTTTTAGTAGGGTTTACACTTGGGTTTACATTTTGGGGTTATTTTTTAGCGATTTACCTATCTATACAATATAAATAGGATTTGTTTTTGCTTGTTTTTAAACTATTTGAGGGAGTAAACAATACATTGATAATATTTATTTACTCCCCTATAATTTAAGATATTGTGCTATAAATCAATATTTTAATTCTTTTTGCCCCCTTTACCCCATAAAACGCATTTTATCCGACACCTGCAAGTGTTGAACTTTCCGCACCTGAAACACGCCCCGCGCTTTCCTGTTTGAGTTGCACGATTGTTTGTTTAAGTATTCCTATTTCCTCTGCTTGTTGGGCTATTTTCTCTATAAAAAATGAAGTTTCAGAACTTGGATTGCTGGAATTATTAGTTTTAGAGGTGACAAATGCATCCCCCTCTCCCATTATAATCCATTCTATATTAGTCGTTGGGTATGATAATTTCAGACGGCGAAGAAGCTCTATTGATAATTTCTTTCTTCCGCTTTTTATATCACTGATACCTGCTTTATTTGTTCCTAAATCATTCGCAGCCTGAACATAATCTGTTATTATGCCCTTCTCTTTTAATTCGTCAAGAACTTGTATAAATCTGAAATTCTCATCCATAATCTTGATAAAGTATGAAAAATTACGCTATTTTATTTTGTAGTATGAAAATCTCATACTATATTTGCAGCGTGTTCAAAGTGTGAACACCGCCCCAAAGCTACAAAAAAGGCTTGAGGTGGCAATGAGAAATATAAAAAGAAGAAAATGAAAGCATTGAAAGTAACCGTTGACTGGGCAGAAATGGACCTGTTTGCTGTCACCCTTAAAGAGTTGAATGATGACGAAAATATTTTCGCCTACCAGATTGATGCGTTGACCGGTATCGTGGTCTGTGAGAACGAGTGCGGGTTGGCTTATTGCCGTTCCTGTTTTGATTACCGGGTTGCCCCAACTATAGAAGAGGTTAAATAGAAAGTTATGAAACGGTACTATTTTGAATTGACAGACGGGAGTTATAATGATCTGGGAGCCTTTATTCCGGATGGTTACAATAAGGAAGTGGCTGTTAGGCAGGCGAAGAAGTGGATGGCAGAAAACAGTATCGTTTTAGCCACTTTGGTTGTGAGTAGTCTGAGAACGAGTAATGTGCTGGATGTGATTGATATTAATATACTTTAAAACGAGGATAGAATGGAAGCAAAATTTAAAAAGGGACAAAGTGTGAGAATCACCAAGAGAAACGGTGAGATCATTGATGGTATAATCCGTGATTGGGATTACAACATTTGTACTTTCGGTCGTGAATATAATGTTGATTATATGAAAGATGGTCAGGTTTGGACTGTGATATGTGTCCCGGAGGATGCAATGCAAGAACTTCGATAAGTTTTCTGGGCGGTTAGTTCAGTTGGTAGAACACACCAAACTCCTGTAAGGGAGAGGTCATGGTCCGCGGTTCGAGTCCGCGACTGCCCGCTATAATAATTAAATATCAGTGAATTATGAAAGAACGAATAGTCGTAGAATACAGTGAGGTGGGTAAAATAGCCGGTTTACTGGGTTGTTCCCGAGAAATGGTCTCCCACTCCCTTGCATTTCGCAAGAACAGCAAGTTGGCCCGTTCCATCCGCAAGCTCGCTATCGAGCGTGGTGGTACCAAGGTAGGTGATAACTCTCAAAAGAAAGACGACGATGAAAAGAGACCTGATGACACTGTTCGGTGACCAGCTGCGCTGGTTTGCCCGTCTGAACCGGAAACAGCGCCTTTGTGCGCTTTACTTCTGTCTGAGTTTCGGGATCCTGCTTTCCGTGGTCTTCGACCACCCACTGCCGGAGCTTCTCGTAGTGTTGAACTTCGGGGCTTCAGCGAGACTGATAAAGAGGCATGTCCCCTTGAATGGTTTAGAGGATTGATAATCAAGTTGGAAGATGGAATATTTTGATAATACATTGTGTGTGACCTGCGAAGAACTTACTTCAGGGGATGACCCGGTGATGAAGTATATAACTTTATACCAGAATGTCCGTCGCGGTAACATCGAAAGTGTCAACCGTGGCGGTGGCGAGGGCAATGTAGCCCTGTATTCCTATTCCTCCCTTCCCGAGAAGTATAAGCAACGCTGGGTTGCTCGCCATGGCGAGCCCGAGCAACAGATGCGAGAAGAAATGATTCGTAACATAGTGAAGAAAGACGAGAAGGCCGAGAGATTTTTTGAGGAGTACCGCTACGACAAGAACGGTGAGATGGTCGCTCTTCCCGTGGATGTGAAGAAGGAATACACCTGGAATGCCTCGGTACTGAACGCGCTGATGGAAGAGTTCAAACGCTTGAGTTCATCCAATAACAAGCTGACCGGTTTCCGCCGTAACCTTTGGGAGCTTCTGCTTGTCACGAGTGAGGAATG